ACAAGCAAAGACTCATTTGTCCGAAAACGCATTATTGAACAGAATCTTGCGTATTTGAATCACAGATTGGGTTATTACTTGGATAAGTTACAATTACCACATCAGGTTTCTTTTAGAAGCGATTTGGAAGTTGATATCAGTCAATTGGGTCAAACTTTTGATTTTGATAATTTGAGTAGGGGAGAACGCAATCGTTTAATTCTAGCACTAAGCTGGAGTTTTAGAGATGTGTATGAAAGCTTTACAGAGCCAATGAACTTGTTGTTTATCGACGAGTTAGTAGATTCTGGAATGGATAGTGTTGGTATTGAAGCATCGATGGCTGTGTTAAAAGCCATGGGCAGAGAAATGAATCGTAACATTTTCTTAATCTCACATAGAGATGAGTTAGCAAGTCGAGTCAATAATGTGCTCATGGTTGTTAAAGAAAACGGATTCACCATGCTTGATACTGACACACAGGTAAATGAAATTAACTAAGGGGACATTAATGTCAAATCACGAAACATTGTTAGAGCAGTTTGAAAACTACAAAAGCGAAAACGAAAAGTTCACTGCAAAAGGTGTCAAAGCCGCGGCCGCCCGTGCTCGTAAGGCTCTGCAAGAAATGAGCAAGGCCATCAAAGAACGCCGTAAAGAGATTACAGCCGAGAAAGAAGCCCTGTCAACTCCCAAGTAATGACTTGGCTGTATCAAGGTACTGTGGTAGATGTACTTCCTGAAGAATGTGTTGGTTTTGTTTATCTCATAACAAATAAAACTGACCATCGGATGTATATTGGCAAAAAGTTAGCAAAATTTTCCAAGACTACCTATAAAGTGGTCAAACAGAAAAATGGAGTCAAGAAGAAAAAGCGTATTCGTTCTAAGATTGACTCAGACTGGAAAGAATACTACGGTAGCAATGATCAGTTGAACAAAGATGTAGAATCTCTTGGTAGAGATAACTTTATTAGAGAGATTCTACATTACTGTAATTCAAAGGCTGTATGCTCTTACATAGAGGCCAAAGAACAATTTGATAGAAAAGTATTGGAATCAAAAGATTATTACAATGGACAAATTAGTGTTCGTGTACATGGCTCACACATAATAAACAAGCTGTAACAACGGCTATAACTCATCCTGGCTCATATGATAATTAAAGTGTACAACAACTCATCCTGGCTAATTTACTACGCAATGTAGACACTCACAGCGATTTCGCAAATTCAATTAGCAAACTCACAACGACAAGATCACTACTGATAGGCCAGTGTCGCCGATATAATTAGACACCCATAAAACCAGGCACTAGGGTTGCGCTGGGGAAGGAAATTCTGTGCAGTAGCAGAGACTAACGCCCACTATCCTTCACAGGACGAAGTTCGATTGCTTGAAAAGAACTGGGATTAGTATAGTAAAGCTAAAATGAGTAGGCTCTGGTGAACTATTACAACCTACATGCTGTATCGACGATTTCAACTAGGTCAATACGGTAGCGTCATATAAGATGAGTGTAAAAGGGTACAGCGTGACCGCCCTTACTTTAACAAGTTTCTTTAGTTGGATGTGGCTTGGACTTCGGTGTCAAGTTTTCTCTTAGTCCTTAACAGGGCTAAGTGTGACTGAATCATCAGTGTCAAGTAATCAAAATGTTTCATCACTTGCATTACAATACTTTACCGTTAAAACCTTAAACAATAAAAACTGAATGAGCGATTGCGAAGCAATGCGAAATTCAAGAGCGATGGAATCGCTCTACTAAGATGATAAATGAATCACCTTGAGCGAGCAAATCCTTTTTTGCCATACATTGCTTCTGTTCTTTCTTTTACTGCTTCAGATAGCACAACTCTTTCTAAGTGAGTCATGTTCCATATGGTTTCTGGGTCTATGGTCGCCCAAACACTCAAAGTAGTAACTTCCTTGATCAGGGCTCTTGCATCAGTTTCAATACCTTCAACGAAGCGTTTAATCTTTGCTCCGTTGGTTCCTAACATCAAGAGCCTGCGCCGAAAAAACTTGTTGGATCAAACAGCATATCAGTGGTATACTTCTCCTTGCAATAGTCGCAAGTCATTTCCAATGTGCGTGTGATGCCATAATCTGCAAACAGTTTCATTTCTTGATCTAGACGATCGGCACTGGCACGATCCAAGTTCTTGACCCAATCATAAATGTGTCCATAGTTGGTCACTTCAGTTCCATCTGGCAGTACAACTGCAATGATACTACCTGCTAAAATTTCCTGGCTTAGATTGGTCAACATGTCATAACCCTTGTTGGCCACATCGGCTTTTTGATCAATGGTGTTCTTTTCGTTGGCTTCCATGGCCTGCAACTGACGCATGGTTGTAAACTGTACTCTTAGCAACTTGCTTTGATTTTCCAATGAGTAAGGTCGCAACAGCACTTTGACACCATTTGATAATACCACTTCTCCGGAACCGTCTGGAATCTCTTTCATTGTTCCTAAAATTGATCCTAGACCAACTGTGACACTTTGACTTTTGCCTTCACTGGCTGTACAATTGTGATTTACATTTAGATCCAAGTCATCACCATAGCTGGCCATACGCATGGCAACCAAAATCATGTTAATGTCTGGTGCTGGAATTTCATTGACATTGCTAATGTCCGGCACTACACTGGCCAGCACTTGTTTCAGTGCTTCGCCGTTTAGTAGTGCATCTGGGTTCTTCAGTGCTAGTTCATCTTTGGCAGTCATTGGATAAACTGCCAATTCTCCATTGTCAGACAGTTTGATGTTTGACAGGTAGTATCGTCCTTTACTGGGTAAACTGACATAGGTGCCGGGTCTACGGTAAAAATTTGCCAACGGATTGGCAGTAGCCTGCGAAACGGGCTTCTTGAGTGGGTTTTCTTTATCCATGTACTTAATCCTTAACGGTAAATAGGTTCATAGGCCTATAATATGCATAATCTATTTATGTGGTACTTTAATGTCCTAATGACCCAGATTAAAAGAAAAACACATGGCTGACATAGCTGATCATAAAATAGATGAATTGATAACTGCGATAAATCGTTTGGCTGTGCAAATGGGCAGAGGCAAAGGTGATGGTTCAGTTGGTCAGACTGGTGGCAAAGCGGCCAACGCCACCAGTGGCAGTAAAGCATTGGATAAAGCTCTTGACTTAAATGCAAAGCAGATAGCCGCCGCAACAAAAAAGCACGGTGAAAATAGTAAAGAAGTAGAAAAGTTAAGAAAAAAATTAGAAAAGCTTCGCAATTCAGTTGAAGATACCACAGAAGCACAAGATGAATTAACCAAAGCCACAAAAGATTTAGAATGGGAAATGGAAGCCCAGCAGAGAGGAGTCAAGCGATTTGGTAAAGAACTTGCACTTGGAACTGGAACAATTGGCCAATCATTGGGCGGACTAGCAGAGACATTTAAAGGAGCCAATACTGTTGTTGGCAAGATGTTGTTTGGATTTTCAGCTGGTGCAAGTTTTGCACTGGGAGCAATGAGTGACTTTGCCAAAGATGCCGCAGGTGTTGGAGGCTTTGCTGACCTGGGTGCATTCAAAGTTGGATCAGTTCGACAAGCAAAATTAATGAGTGGACTTGGAGATAGCTTTATAAAAGTTATTTCTGAAAGTAATCAAGGCTTTAAATCTTTTGGCAATGGCAGTCAAGATGCTATAGAAAATTTAAGTGACTTGTCTAGAGGTTTCCGCAACGGCAGTAATTTTACCAGGACCTTAAACAATCGTCTAGGCAAAGACTTTGTTAAAGATATTGATAGAGCATCTGTCGCAGTGAGTGAATTGGGAATGAGCCAGGAAGAACAGGCCATATTGATGGCATCCATTGCACAACAGACAGCACTCAGCGGCAAACGCGGTGACGATGCAGTAAAAGCATCAGCCAAAGCATTTGCTGATACTGCGGAAAGTGCAAGAAAATTAAGTAATACTTTTGGATTAAGTGCTGAGGAAGTGCTAAAAAGTATCAATGATTTTAAAAGAAGTCTAGCAGGACAAACAGCAAGTACACTGGGCATTGAAGGTGCAGAAGATATCAAGATGGCATTGATGAAAGGCACCGGCATGGGCGATAGCGATGCCAATCAGATTGCATTGTTGATGCAAGATCAACAGACTCGAGACAAAGGTATTGCTTTTGCAATTGAAAAGATGGGTCCGGAATTTGCAGATACAATTGGCGCAATTGGTCGAAGTGCCGATGCAGGTGGTGCAGGCGGCAGAAATGGAAAATTTGATTCAGGCGGATTTTCAGCTCAAATGCAACGAGAGGCCGCAGGACTGGCCGCTGGAGGTGCATCTTCATATAATACCGGCGACCTAAAATACATGGAAGCCAAACAACGACAGTTGAATTTTGGTACTACAATAGGTCAGGCCGCAACCAATGCAGAAGCTGAAAAGAAGGCCAAAGCAGACCTAGGTGGAACAACATCTGAAGCCGGCAATATCAAAACAATGAATCAACTGGAAGCGGCCCTAAACAGCCTGCGTAATGTTATCATTGGACTGACAGCCACTATGGTTGGTGTACTTGGTGTACTGACTCCATTGGTGTTTGGCGGCATAGGAATGGCACTATTTGGCGGCAGTGGCGGACTTTCTAAAATTGGAAGCATACTGGGCGGAGCACTTGGCAAAGGTGCAGAAGCCGCAAGTGCTGGCGGAAAAATTGTTGGCGGTGTGTTTAGCAAAGGCGCCGGTAGCGCCGCTGGAGGAGCATTAAGTTCTGTTGGTAGTAAAGCCGGCGGAATGTTCAGCAAGCTAGGTGGTGCCGCCAGTAGTGGCATGAGTGCGTTTGGCGACTTCCTTGGCAAACTAGGGGACAACAAAACTATCAAAGGTGCAGGAACACTGGCATTGCTAGGTGGTGCCTTGGCCTTGGCCGCACACGGATTTAAAACATTTGGTGAAGTCACTTGGGAAGGCATGCTTAAAGGAACAATTGCATTAGGAGGCCTAATAGGAATTGCAAAATTATTAGACAAAGGTTCTAATTCAATATTAAAAGGTGCAGGTGTTATTGCAATCTTGGGTGCATCACTATTAGTATCAGCAGTTGGATTTAAAATATTTAATGAAGTTGAATGGAGTAGTTTAATTAAAGGAGCAGGCGCTATAGGTATACTAGGCGTAGCGGCTTCATTGCTAGGCGGTATGTCGGCCAGTATTCTAATAGGTGCATTAGCAATTGGCGCACTAGGTGCCGCAATGTGGGTAGCAGGAAAAGGCTTTCAATCATTTAATAAAGTAAATTGGGGTAGTTTAATAAAAGGGACTATTGCACTTGGCATACTTGGAGCCGCAGTCTTTGCACTTGGTACAATAATGATGTCAGGTGCTGGAGCAGTATTGTTTGGTGCTGGCCTATTAGCAATGGCCGCTCTTGGAGTAACTGCCGCGGGGATGGGTCTAGCACTTGGTGTTGCAAGCATTGGAATGAAGCCGTTTGCCGAGTCATTAAAAATGATTGGTGATGTAAGCGGCTCTAATTTAATGATGGTAGGTCTAGGGCTTGGTGCTATTGCACTAGGTATGGCGGCATTTACTGCCGCGGCAATTGCGGCATCTGCAGGTGGAATTATATCTGGACTACTTGGATTAGTTGGATCTAAGAGCCCGTTAGAACGCATCATACAACTGGCTCCAATGGCAGACAAGATTGAAAAGTTAGGCAACGGCATTAAAAATTTCGGTACAGGTCTGCTTGATATCAACGCTGGATTGAGTGGATTTGATAAAGATGCATTAGGTAATTTCAAAGACCAATTGTTGGAGTTTGCCAAAGCTGGTGCCAGTGATGAAGTTAGATTGACAGCACAGTATTTGACAGAAATTGGCAAAGCAATGACACAGATGAAAGATGCTGGTCAAATTCAATTGCCAAGCTCAAGCGACATGTCAATACCTGGCGTGTCAGGAACTGTGCCAACCGCAGAGTCGTTGAGCGCAGGAGAATCAATTGTGACCAATCGTTTAAATGCAACGCCGTTGACTCCGGAAATTTTGACTCAAGCAATGAGTTATCTGTCGTCCATTGTTGGTGATTTAGATGCCATCCGAGGAAATACTCGTGGTTCTGAAGCAAATACTCCGGTAAGGCTGAGTTAATAAAATAAGGTAAGTAAGCTAACTATGTCATGGCGAAAACACTTTAAAATCTGGGATCCAGAAACCGAACTTACTTCAAGTAATCGAGGTGGATCATCTGCGGCTTCGGCCAAATACTCATCTTGGCTACAAGATGTATACACTGGACAACCAAACCGTGTTGATCGTTATGGTCAATATGATTTGATGGATGCGGACTCAGAAGTCAATGCCGCATTGGATACCATTGCTGAGTTCTGTACACAAGCAGAACTAGATACAAATTTACCTTTCCGAATCATGTGGAAAGAAGATCCAACCGATAGTGAAAGCAAGATTGTACAAGAGTCACTGAAGAAGTGGTGTGCAATTAACAAAATGGATCAACGCATTTTTAGAATGTTCCGTAGTGCCATCAAATATGGAGATCAGTTCTTCATGCGCGATCCGGAAACATTTGAGTTGTACTGGGTAAATCCATCAGATGTCAAACGAGCAGTTATCAATGAAGCAGAAGGCAGAGATGTTGAACAGTATGTCATTAGCAATGTGCATCCAAACTTTGCTTCAAAGGTTGCAACAAAACCCATTGACAATGTCAAAACACTTTCAACCATGGGTGCTACTCCACAAGGGCCATATCCTGCAACTGGCGTAAACTATTCAAAGGCAGGCCAGCAGGTACAAGAAGTAGCCATCGATAGTGAACATATAATTCATATGACACTAAACGAAGGACTTGATGGAACTTGGCCGTTTGGCAACAGTATATTAGACAGCGTGTTTAAAATCTACAAGCAAAAAGAAATGCTTGAAGATGCAGTTATTATCTATCGTGTACAACGAGCACCAGAACGCAGAGTATTCTATATTGACACAGGTAATTTGCCGGCACACCAAGCTATGGCATTCGTTGAGCGTGTTAAAAACGAAATTCACCAGCGTAGAATTCCAACCCGCACAGGTGGCGGAGCAACAATGGATGCAAGTTATAATCCATTGACCATGCTAGAAGATTTCTTCTTTGCCACAACTGCTGATGGTCGTGGAAGTAAAGTTGAAACATTACCTGGCGGCTCAGGACTAGGTGAAATCGACGATTTAAAGTACTTTAACAACAAGTTATTGCGTGGTCTGCGTATCCCAAGTAGCTATTTGCCAACTGGTCCAGACGATAGTGCCGCAGTTTATACAGATGGAAAACTGGGTACTGCAATGATTCAAGAGTACCGTTTTAACAGATATTGTCGTAGGCTACAGGGGCTA